CTGGACTTGCTGGAGCAGCAATAAATGCATTAGGAGGTCAACCAGATATCAATTCACTAATTGGTAGAGCAACTGGTGCAATCATAAACCAAAACGTAGAACTTTTATTCCAAAGTGTAACTCTTCGTCAAGCCTTTGCATTCACATTTGATCTGGTTCCAAGATTCAAAAGAGAAACAGAAGAGATTCAAAAAATCATTAGAGTATTAAAAATAGAATCTGCCGCAAAAAAAGGAAATCAAACAGAAAGTGGAGGTGGTTTCTTTATCAAAGCACCAAACGTATTTCAACTCCAGTATATGAGTGGAAATAATCCACACCCATTTTTACACAAATTCAAAACTGCTGCTCTAATTGGAATGTCTGTGAATTATACAGCGTCTGGAACATATGCAACATATTCTGATGCAACTCCAGTCCATATGCAACTGACTCTCAATTTCCAAGAACTCACACCAATTTACGCAGAAGATTATGATACACGAATCGGAAAAGAAGCAGTAGGATACTAAAATGTCTTATTTCAGAGAACTACCAGATTTTGAATATCAATCACCATTCGCAGATCGCGTTGGATCAGATGCTTATGTTAGAGTTAAAAATCTTTTTAGAAGATGTAAAGTTCGTGATGATGTAAAAAAGTTTACATCTCTCTTCAATAAGTATCAAATTCCAGAAGGATATCGTCCAGATAATGTAGCAGAAGAAGAATATGGAAGTGCTGAATATGATTGGGTTGTATTGATCAGTGCCGAAATTATAAACGTAAGAGAAGAATGGCCACTGTCCGACAGAGACGTTTATACTTATGCAGAAGAAGTCTATGGAAATGAACTAAACACAATTCGTTTTTATGAAACCACAGAAGTTAAAGATTCTCAAGGTAGACTCATTTTACCTTCTGGAAAAATAGTTGATTCTAATTTCACAATTAGAGATCCCGATGATAAAACTGCAACTCTCAATCCTGTAGTTGGAATCACAAACTTTGAATATGAAACAAGAAGAAATAATGATAAAAGAGGAATTTATATTTTACGTCCATCATATCTAAAACAATTTATCGTAGATACTCGTAGAGAACTTACTTACGATCAATCGTCCGAATTTATAAACACTTCTCTCATCAGAACAGAAAATACAAGAAATACTATAGTATAAAAAAGGAGGGATTTCTCCCTCCTAGAATTAATATATCAGTCCTCTGCTAGTTTTTGAAAGTAGGAGAGGGTATCGTCTTCATCTTCATCAACACTACTGTAAGAAGGACGAGAAGGTGCAAGATTATTCAGTTCTTCACGAAGATTGCTAGGCAGAGGAGGAGCAGAACCCTCATCTTCATCAGCAACTTCTGGATCAATACGATTAGAAGATCCACTACCAAGCACATAGTCAAGACGCTTCTTCAGTTCATCATAGGTTTTGAACTGATCCGCAGCAACAAGTTCAGCAAGAGAATACTGCTTCTTCCAGACTGCTTCCATTGCGTCATCATCGTCCAGAAGAGGAGATTGAGCAGCAAATTCGCTGGAATCATAGTTGCGATAACCAGCAACATTCTTTGCCTTCAGTTTGAAATTGGCACCCTGCCAGAAGTCAAACGGATCAATCGCTTCCTCATCCTCAAACTCGGGTTGCATTGCTTCGGTAAGTTTATCAAAGATCTTCTTACCATACTTGAACAAGAAGACTTTACCTTCGTTTTCAGGATTCGTAGGATCCTTCACAACGTAAATGTTGCTGATGTAAGTCAGTTTACGCTTCTGCTTACGGGCAAGTTCTTTACCAGCATCAGTGCCGTTGTTCCACAGTTGGGAATTGAGTTCGGACACAGGATCTTTCTGACCAAGAGTAGTCAGAGAGTTCTCGATATACCATCCACCAGGACCTTGGAATGCGTGACTGTAAAGTTTCACGAACGGAAGGTCCTCACCGTTCGGGGCGGGAAGGAAACGGATAACGGCATAACCATTGCCGCTTTTATCTACATCCAGTTTCCATATGCGGTCGTCACTAGAACCGCTGCTTGTATTCATTTTTTCAACTTCTTTGACCAGTTTGGCGGTCAAAGAACCAAGTTTAGACTGCTTTTTAAGGTCAGCAAAAGACATTGGATTACCTCGGATAAATTGGATTCGGGGGATTTACTTGGATATTATAGCAGGGAAGACCTCAACCGTCAATATATTGCTTGAGAGATTCAATGGTTTTGGTCATGTTGTTGAAAAGCACATTCAAATCTGTATCTTCTGGGAAACCCATAAAAGCAACAGATTTTCTCAAATTATCTTTCATTTCTTGAACCGAAGGATCATCGGAAAGTGAAAGACGAGTGTACATAATCCTTTGTTTTTCTAAAAGAGATGTTAACTTTTCAATGTGATCCAGTTTTTCATCTTTGGACATTTGTGGAAATCTCAAGACGCTACCATAGATCTGCTTTTGGAGATCATGGATTTCACTTAATTCTTGCTGAATAATATCAGAGTCAAAAAAATTACTCATCTAAAATGCCCCTTAAGATTTTTTTGTATTGGAACACATCAATATTTAGGAATGGATTATATTTTTTGATTTTCAAACTTACGGTTTCCCACACTGGATCCAAAAGTTTCTTATCAAACTGTTTCCCGAACAGGAATATTCTATCATAGATTACTAGGGTTTCAATAGAAATCTTCCCTCCCAGGAATTTTTTTAGAACGGGAGGATGACCTTTGGAACAACTCAAAGCATCCTCTAATTTTGTTTGCGAGAACAATTCTTCCGACTGTTCTTTGAACAAGTAAGTCAAACTCTGTTGTCGTCTCATCCAATCTGCGTATGTCCTTTCGCCAGAATTGATAATTTCGCCAATCCATAAATTACTCGGGGAATCGGTTGCTACAAAGTTTGATACAAGAAAATCTACGATTTCTTTGTCTGAATATTTTCTTGATGTTTTTTCGAAAAAATATTTATCTTTACGTTTATTGAAAGAAGTCATTGTTGCTCTGGACTTGCCAGAATACTTGAAAAAGTCATATTTACTGTTCGTAAAATGACTTTTCATTGAAAGATAAGTTTGATATGTTTCAAAAGGACTCATAGAGGAAGACGAGCTCGTGTCGTTTTTTTCATAAAGTTCAGACGAATTGCATCCCACTTCAAGCGTTCTTTCAGTGGTTTTGAAATTAACTTCGTTATAGACTCAACATCAATTGAATTGATTTCACAATAATGACATATTGCATCAATATAATTGATATTTTGTTCTGCAACAATCTTTTCAATTTCAAGTGCAAACTTGGATGGAGTAAGAAATTTACTCTCCATCATTTTCTCTAAATTTTCTTCATTTTCCATAGAGTTCCAGCTTATCTCTAACAAACTCTCTAATGTATTTTGAGAGGAGTTTGATGTACTTTGATTTGTCGTATTCTTCATAAACAACACATTCTCCATTTTCACAGGACATAATAATAACAAGTTTTTTAACTGAAATACCAGTCAATTCATATAGCATACATCCGTAAGCCATACATTGAACAAAATAGTGTTCAATCCAATCTTTTCGTTTAGGTTCTTTTGAAGATTTAAAATCGATGATTGATAATTCACCATCGAATTCCGCGATGCAGTCTACAGTTCCTGCTATACCTAGTTGTAAACTATATAAAGACTGTTCTAAAGCGTGAATATTATTTATACGATTTAGAGTTGGTTTGGAAATCTTGAATAGAAATTCAGAAATAGGTAAAACTTTTTCTGGTAAAGTATCGTTTTTTAGATATGATTCTACAAGAGAATGCATATCAGTACCGCGACTTGTGGCCTTCCTCGTTACATTATTTGCAACTTCTTCTCCAACTTTTTTTCTCCAATCAAGAAAAATTTGGCGATTGTGATGACTAGTTACTGATGTAATTGATATCAGTCTAATCAGATCTTCGTCATTAGGAACTTTATAATAACGAACATCATCTATAGTTTCCCTTTCTAGGACGGGAAGATCAACATCAATATGATTAAATTTCATTAAAAACCTGAATTTATTTTTGCAATAATATATTCTTTCACAATACCAGAGCGTACAATATCATGTACTTCAAATTCAACAATATCAAAAGAAGGCATTGACCTAAGAATCTTCATAAAATCGATGATGCCGTTTCTATCATTACTTTTTTGTAAGTCTGATTGTGTAGCATCACCACAGAACATAATTTTAGAATTTTCACCTACACGAGTAATTATACTATCGAGTTCATGAAAAGTCAAATTCTGAAATTCATCAACAATAATAATTGCATTATCAAGAGTAGTACCACGAAGAAAAGAAGTACTCCAAAATTTAATTGTTTCCTGCGATTTTAGATTACCATAGAGCATCTCAAAGTCTGCATCTGTAGGCATCTGAAACATATACTTCACCATATTCTTATAAGGAATCTGGTAAATATCTGCCTTGTCGTCGTGAGTACCAGGAAGAAAACCAATTTCTCTAGTAGCAACTAGAGAACGAACGATGTAAACTTTTTCATATGGTGTTCTTTCATCCAATACATCACGAATAGCATTATAAAGAGTAATAAAGGTCTTACCCGTTCCAGCACAACCATAAGCAACAATATTTTTTTGTTGCGAATATGCATCAAATAAAAGTTTTTGATTTTCAGTTAGTGGATCAATACCGATGAGATATTCAGAACTTAAAGGTTTTCTCCTCTTCATCTGCTTTGCAGTTAGACCAACACCAATTGGTTGATCATCTTGTAGACCTCTTTTTCTTCTAGCCATATCAGATTTTTTTGACGTGTGAACCAGGAGCTTTAGATGCTTTATGAAGAACGTCATTCCAGCCTGGATTTCTGGAAATTAGTTTATCTTTCCATTCCCCAACTTCACCAGGGCTAGCACATCCTTCAGACCAATCCCTTTTCCATTCAGGATTGTCCTTATACCATTGAGTGATTTCGTGTACACTCATCTCAATTACTTTTTTCTCACCAGTTTCAACGTGTATAATAGGATAAATCGCCATATGTTACAAAATCAAGATAATTTATTTAGACCCATTCAAGAGCTTCTGCTACTGAAGGGAATTGTTCGGTAAATACTTTCTTGCACTCAAGAGCAATATCCATATGTTCTTTTTGAGTTCCATTTGCCGAACGAAGATTGATATAATGAATCCAACTACGGCAGGAACCCGTCATATAGATGCGTGTGGGCGTCGCTAGGGGCAGTACAAACCTCGCGCACTCCTTTGCCACTCCCGCCTCTAGAAGGCGCTTGTAGAGGGTGTTAGCGTGTGCAAAATGCTGTGCAATATCTCCTTGAAGTTTGAGTTTCACATAATCTCCAAGGTCATCAATTGAGTTTTGGCGATTCTTGGTATCCTGTCTACGAAGATCTGGAATAGGAATATGATCCGCTAAAAGATTTGTATCGGCATAACGCTGGGAAAACTCTTGGAAGGTAAAGGACCTGTGCCTCAAAATTTGAGCTGCGATACCACGATTCGTTTCAATTTCCAGAGTCATAGTAGATTGCTCAAACACAGACCAATGATTATGCTTGATGCAATAACGAAGTAGCCCTGCATAGTTCTCATTCTCCTGATTAGCAGGATTAGAGACTCTAGCAATGTATGCCATTGTCTTTTCTGCATCTGGTGTAACGCTAATAAGTTTTACAGTCATTTTTTACCAAATCCTTTGTAGTTTTGTACTTCTTTTTCTTTGAGGTGAGATTCAACCATTTTTAGTTGTTCTCTCATATATTCCAACTCTTGATCAGAATACAAATGATCTTGCTTCATTGCTTTTTTGAGAAGCTTTAGTACTTTCTTTTCTCTCATAATTTACTTTACATATTAATCAGTATCATCTTCAAAAACCTCATCATAATCTAAATGTATGGGATTAATGTCCTCATACCGATATGATTCAACATCAGAATACACTTCTGCTTTTATTGAGTCAGTAAGTAACTCAAGATTGCGAACAAGTAACTTCAGTTTCTCTCTATCCATTTTGATACCTTATTCTTGATCATTATACAAAAAAAGAGAGGATTAGTCAATCCTCTCTTTGAAAAAATATCACTTATAAAGCCACTGAATATACATTGATAAAATAATAGTCAAAAGAGCGATTCCAGCACTCATTGAGACTATAAGATTTGCCATTATTTTGCCCCGATTAGTTGTACTAATTGTGCTTGATGACGACGATCTTCTTTTTGTTTTTGTTCTTTGATAAGTTGTAGGAAGTTGAGTTTTTTCATCACTTCACCTCCTTTACAAACTTAACCCCACGATATGATTCATTATATTGTTGGGGTTGTTGCTGTGCCTGCTGTTGTTGCTGGCGACGAACTTCGGTGTCGTATGGGACACCACGATATACTACTTGTGACATTAGGTTTTCTCCTTAATGGTTTAGGTTAAAGAGCGTTCCTTCAGTCGGCGTTTGCGTTCGCTATTTGCGAATAGCGAATGAACGATCCGTTCCGCGTCGGCTTACTTCCGTCCCATAGGGATGAACGTAAAGGTATTATAACCTTATTGGTTTATATATGCAAATAATTGTGTAACATTCGTTACAGTTTTACAAATCTTAAAGGGTAAAAAAATACCTGGAAAATTTTTTCCAGGTATTTGTGATTTATTTTCTCTTTTTCTTTTCAGGTGCTTTATATCCCCACATCTTGGGATTGTATCTACCATATCCAAAATCAATACTCTTCAAATTTTCACGAAACTTATCCCAGTACATATCAAACAAACGAATTCTTGTTCCTCTTGTAAGATCAAAACAAATCTTATCGTCTACCATATACTTGATGATATAAGCATCATTTGGAGCTTCTTTGGTGCAGACTTCAGCATATGAACCATTTTCAACCATTATCTCACAACCATAGCGTGACTTGCAGGATTCTTTTTCCGCTGGTGTCCAATGCTCCATGTGCTGCTCCATATTTTGCTTTTCTTCAATTACTTCACGAAGTTTGCTCACGAACGCCCACCCCACACAATATCTGGATAAGCAGAACTTACAATTTCCTTCGTAATTGAATATTTATCCTGAAGTTTCTTATCTTTCACAAGAATAAGAATTTCTGCTTCAAGAGGGTGAAGACCCTCCAAAATATTAATGAACATCGTCTCTCTTCGAAGAGATGATAGTGAATCATTTCCTCCTTTCAGGAAATTATAGAACATCTTATATTCTTTACGAATAGAAGAAAAACCTTGGTCTTGAGATCCAAGTGAATTAGATCCCATTTCACCCATTTTATTAACGGCGTCTTCAATTTTTCCACTTAGAGTTCCGCTATAAGCAGTCTGTTCTTTTGTTGAGGAATATGGAACTTGTCCTGGTGGAAGAACAGAAATTATAGTATCATCAAAGTTCCAAATAAAAATTGCTTTGAGTGATGGATCTTCATACTTTTTAAGTATCTCAATCTTTTTAGCGTTTGATCTTTGCTTTGATGTCAAAGCAAGTACTTCAAATGCAAAAGGATTGGATGGAAGATTTTCCGTAACAACTGCTGTTTTTTTAGGTGCTCTTTCAGCTCCAGATTTAGCAGTAGTTCTAGTCGTTGTCTTCTTCGTTGTCGTAGTCTTCGTTGTCATAATTTTCAAATCTAAAGGCAATAACTTCATCTGGGATTAGATTTCCCTGTGAGTCGAACATTTCTGGATGTGGTCTTGGAATCTCTCTATAATTCATCATATATTCTCTAGCAACCCAACCAAGCATAATTCCTACTATGAAAAATAAAACGGTCATAAAAGACCCAAATACTAAACTAGTTGCTAACATTTGTTTTTCTCCCTGGGAATCTATGGGTTTTTCCTTCTTTTAGATAAGGAAAATTCAAAATAGATGGTGTATTCCCGCTTTAGAAAGCGAACCATCTTTTCGAAAATAATATGAAAAGTTTTAGGTTGCTTTCTTTTCCCTCCATTTAGTAGAAATTCAACACCACGGTTTAGGTGGTCATCTTTATTTATGTTTGCAGTCATACTATCTGATTTTCTTTGAGGAATTTAACAGTATCTGTACACCCCCCTAGTTTTTTATCATTACATACGACTTGTGGAAAAGTAGATCCTTCACCAAATTCACTATAAAATTCTTCTTTGGTAAAATCTGTTCCCAGATTATAAACTACATAATTCATATTTGTCAAGGATAATACTTTCTTGACTTTTTCACAATAAGGACATCCATCTTTAGTATAAACAGCAAAATTCATAATTCTAACTTGGTAAAATAAAATTAGGTAACATATAGGAAACTACATTATTGACTCGATTTTCTCGACACTTCATAATCTTCAACATCTCTGGGTCAATCAGATCTGGATGATACCACCAGTCTTCAAATGGACTTTCATCATTTGGAGAAATATCGTTGACACACATTTCATACCCCATAGCTTGCAAGAACCTACGGGATTTTTCACGATAAGATCCAGTCATATCTACATAATGATCATGCTCATATGTAATGATTGCGAAGCGATATTTTTCAAACGGAATAGAAATCAGAACTTCAAAAGTAGTTTTTGAGGGTTCACAATCAACTTGAAGATAATCAAAGTCAGTTTGATCTGTATATTCACTTAACAATTGGGCATAGTCAATCGTAGTTGCATCCTTGCAAACGATCATATTTTTTCTTTGTTCAGAAAACATATTGCAAAGTCTTTCATCAATCTCAATTGAAATACCTTTCCAACCAAATTCAGTTTCTAATAAAGCAGTATTATTTTGATAGAAAGGTTCTTGTGCGCCAATCTCAAGATACAATCCATTCCTCTTACCATTGAGTAAGCTCAAAATAAACATATCTTGATATGCTTGAGAATGGTTTTTCTCAATATTTTCGGAACCAGGGAATTTATACCTCAGATAATTATGCTTATGTTTCTGATACTTAATGATTTTGTCTGGAATATCTCCACTACCAAGTTGCATCAAGTTATTTTTTACAAGTTCATAATATTGAGGATTTAGTTCATAATCATCTTTGAGTTTTCTTAAAAGTCTACGAGTTTCTTTCCCCTTACCCCACCAATAGGCACTCATTGCTTTTTCAAAAATAAGTGCATATTCTCCAGGGTATTCCACATCAATTTCAAGTGGACTCAAATCTTTTTGAGCAAGAAGAAGTCCTTGAGAAGAGTAGATATAACAGTCTTGCCATTGCTGACGCTTACTATGGAACTTGGCAAGAAGTAAATATGCCTCTGGACGCTTGGGTAGTAAGCACAGAGCGTGTTGAAGAAGAGTTCTCGCTGTAGTGTCACGAGTACCTTGCTTCTCATAACAGAAGTGCCCCATAATGAGTGCTTCATATGCGAGAATATTCGCATTGTCGTCACAACGTTCAGAACATCTCAAAAAGTAAGATAACGCTGGCGCAGTATGTCCCTGGTTCCAATACCACATACCAACATCAAAGTTTTTCTGTGGATTTTCAGTATCTAAACTATATTGATGTAGAAGTTCTTCAATATCAGTTCGATTTGTTTCTATTTTAATTTCAGATTTAGATTTTGTTTCTATAACTAATCCGACCATAAGTTCTCCTAGACTTGTTTCTTTTCCTTTTGTTTTCCACCATTCTAACACAGTTTGACTTGCAAGGTAATGGTCTCTTTTTTGTCCAACATTTACATCATCATCCTGTTCTTTTGAGAATGTAGAATCAAACTCTGTCTCTTCTACAAAAAGAGGAACAACATAAGTTTTTCCTGGAAGGAATAAGATGCTTTCTACCAGAGGCATTACTTCAGCATCTGGTATTTCTAAATGATATGTATCTTCTTTTAGATAGAGGTCTAAAAGTTTTTTAGCATAGTCTCTCTTTAGAATATAAGCAGTTGCTCCCCAGTCATTCCAATAACGCTCACGAATACTGAAAGATTCAAAGTCGCTACGAATAGTTAGAAGTTGAACTGCTTCCCAATCACTCGGAAGACTTTTTACAAAATCTGACCAAGTAAAATTCCAATACTGAACAGGTTCAAGACTAATATCATCTTCACAGAAGAAACCATAGTCTTCATTCGTACTTTCATACCAACGCTTGATTGCTTTGATATGAGATACCGCACATCCCGCTGTTCCACCATTCAATTGGTGAACATACTTACCAGAAATTTTATCATCAGACTCCGAAAAACGTTTAGATATCAAAGGTTGAATCTCTACATCATACTCACCAAATTGCTTTCGAAGATTTTCTTGTCGATCAGTGCTTTCCTCTAAAGACATAAAAAATCCTTTAGGAAAATTTTTTAGTTTTTGACCACTAACCTTTTCAGCATAATAATGTTGGGAATCCATTTGGGTAATATTCCATTGAACTTTTCTTGGTACAAAATGCTCATCCCCAAAAGGATGTTCGGCACGATTTCGATCAATATGTGTTTGTGCTACTGCATATTCAGATTCCCAAGTCAAAGTTTCTTCATCATCATATGAAGATGAAAGACGTTGTTTGATTTCTTCAACCCAACCATCCTCATTACCTTCAAAGTTTTCGTATCTTTTCTTATCTGGATGGGGTAAGTGAAGAAGTCCATAGTTGAACTTGATCTTGTAATGCTGCAAACCAAGAAGTTCTAGTCGATGACAAATCTCATCATCTTCGTAAGCGTAATACTTTCCAAGGTTTTCGTTATATCCACCAATCTTCCAAAAGTTTTCTCTAGAAACAAAAACAAGACCCTTCAAATATTTGAAAATAGGACTATAAGAATTCACATATCTAACCATATCTGGGAAAGACATTTTAGTTGGGTCAATGATATAATTTTGACCATCAAAGAAATCAAAAACTTCGATATCGTGATTACCAGATAAGAAAGAATTATCATCAATACTATAAGTTTCAAAGAAACTATAATAGGGATTGAAAAGATAATCAGTATCAACCTTGAGAATATAATCTCCCGTAGCAATACTTGCAGCTAGATTGAGTGGTTGTGGTTGATTGAAATATTGTTCATCACTGACCGTCACAATCTTGATACGAGAATCAAGATTTGTAAGATGAGATAATGACTTATCAGAATCCCAATCGACAATGATCAATTCCTTTATTTCTGGGCACAGCAACCAAGATGCTAAAGAAACTACAAGAGGTTCATATCGATTTTTACAGGCACAAATTAGAGAAACATTCATAGAACAATCCAATCAGGTAAATATAAATCTTTTGTATTCCAGTCTGAAAAATCACCAGCAAACCATTTTTTAGGTGCGATTACTTTTTTACTCTTTGCTAACCAGGCACCCCACCAACTAAAAGAACTATTCGCAATAATATGGTGACTACATTTAGACATCAAACACAAATCTAGAAATTGATTATGCGTCTGTGAGATAGTAAATCTTTTCTCACCAAAAACTTTAGAGACCCATTTCACATCATCACTAAAAACGATTACTGAATACATTGGTAAAGAGACCAAAGCATTCCAATAATAATCTAAATCAAGAGAATAAAAATTTGGGTCGGTCAGATAGTCACCACGGCGAATATGTAATGCAATAATATTTTGATCTGGAAACTTGTTCTGAATATAATGAGAACATATTTTATCTATTCTATCACAAAAAGTGAATTCTTGGCGAATGATATTTTCAATGTGAGAGAAATACTTTTCAGTTTGAAAGTATCCAAAAAGGTCTACATTATCTGGACAAGTTTCAAATAATTCAAAATCAAACTCAAATCCTCGATGAGTAACTTGTGTTTGATTTATTGTTTCTTCCTTTGGAGATATTCCAAAACATTCATAAAGTTCTATTTCTTCCAAAGGAATAGAATAATCATAAGAATGATGAGCAGCAATGCCGCGAAGAGCAGCATACTGAAACATTTGATTTCCTAGTCTTCCGTTTTTTCCAAGACTATTCAGAGAAAGCGTCACGATTATATCCGTACATTATGATGTTTGTGTGACTGTCTCTAACTTCTTCTTCAGAGTAAATATAAAAATCTTTGGAAGCAAAATCTTCGAATTCATCAGCAGACATATTATTATTTGAAATATGATTATATGTAATATAAAACATATTTGAATTTTTTATAATTTTATCATAATACATTTGCTGTGTTTTTCTATCACATTCAGAAAAACAATAATTACTAATACATAACTCTATGTTCTTTACCTGAACTAAATCGTCAGGTGCGACCCAAGCGATTCCATTACATTCACCAAAATAGTGTCGAAGATATTTTTTAGAAAGTTGATTCACTTCTTCAAGATCAATCAAAAGATACTGCTTCAATGGAAATAAAGCATTTACCATACGACAAAGACCGCCATACCCGCCACCAATTTCTACAACATTTTCAATTTTTGGAACTCTTTTAGCAAAAGCATCTCCAATATCGTAAACGTTTTTGATATACCGTATTGTTGTTGGACAAATAAAACCAATGTCTGGATAGTCATAAAGAAAAGGATTTCCTACAAGATCATTTTCTTTAATTTTGTAAACAATATCTGGAAGTGGTGGATCAACTTCCTTCATCTCTTCCAGATAAAGTAAACCTTCCTCATAACTTACGTGTTCTAAAATTGGATGAAGTCTATCATCTCTACGAAAACTATTGAATTCTTTTTGAGAATTGACCGAATCTTTACAGGCTTGCAAATAAGGATCTACTAATTCTTTACTAACTTCCCACATAAGATTCATCCCCCTATCAAAACATTACACGCTTCAATTCTATCCAGAGCACTAGAAAAAATATCCTTCACTTCTTGGGCAATATCCAAACTTTTATCAATGTACCAATCCTCAAAAGGATTATCTATATGACTCACATTTTTTACCAGCAATTCATATCCATTACTTTCTAGAATCTGTCTGCTTTCTTCCGCAACTTCTTTGGGAGATCTGTAAATATCAGTCTCATAAGTAATCACAGAAAATCTATATTCATCTAGAGGGAGTGCTTTGAGTGCCGCCAGTGTTTGCTCTGCTGGATCAATATCAAGTTGAAGGTAATCAATCCTTTTGGGCAACTTATATGTTTTGAAGAGTTTCTTATAATCTGCAGCAATTGCATCCTCACATAAACACTTGTTCTTTCTTTGAGTGTTGTATGTGTTTGCTTTATCTTGTTCAATTTCAAGAGCAATTCCAGTCCAATCAAACTCCTTTTCCAGAAGATAAGTATTGCTCAATCCAATTCCATCGTAACCACCAATTTCAACATAGGTTCCGTTTCTCTTTCCATTGAGAATAGAAAGAACGAACATATCTTGGAGTGCTTGAGAATAGTTTCTTTCGATTTTTTCACTACCATCAAACTTGACTTTCAAAGTTGAATAGTAGTCTTTATTGTATTCATTAGTCATTGAAAATAAAATCCTTTACTACTTTTTGATTTACACGAAGTAGATATGCTGCGTTATCCTGATACCCAAAAGTCATCAGATAATCTTCACCATATTCACACATACCGACAGCAAATTCAATACTTGCTTCCATAAATGAAAACAATTTAGAAACTTTTGTTATGTTCCAATCCTGATCCCAAACAACAAAACGATGACGATAAACTGCATCCTTTCTTCCCGCTTCACTCTGAAGCAAATCAGTTTCGTGTACTAAACAAATATGATATCCATTATCTAGGGGAATAACTTGAGACCCGCCACGAAGATCACTACATCCAAGATCTCTATAATTTTTGAGAACCACAGTTTCAGTAGTTCCAGAAACAGGGTCAGTTTTGATAACTTCTGTTCCGTTTGTCCATTTCACATAATGAAAGGGCATATCAAGAATAGGCATCCAATTTTTTTCACAATAACTTTCGTTATTTCCTGGAGTTGGAATACGGAATTGAGATAATTCTTTTACACCTTCTTCGGAAATTTCTATTTCCGATAATTCCATCCTACCAGTACCAATATGATCCAAATCTCTACGAACACCAGACACATAAAGTCTCCCATTCCATCGGAATATTCGACAATCTTCAAGACCAACAAAATCCCAAAGTTCTTTATCAGGGAATTTGGAAGTATCCATTTTATGATATGATTTGATTCTCATATTAGAATCTAATTCGCACACATAATTCCAAGTGCGAAGATGCATATCATTTTCTGGATGAATATACACCAATGGACCCCATTGATTTTCGTAAGTCTTTTTCTCTGAATGGTAGAGAGTATAATTGATATTACGAAGATTTACAAGAATCCTCCCATTATCATTGTAAATTGAAGGATTTGTAAGTGCTGGACCTTTCAGATCAGAGAAAGGAACAATCAGTGGATGAATTGACCCACCATTTTGAATAGAAAATTTAACGAAGTTACTCATAAAAAAATCATTGCTTATGATAATTTATACACACTTTATAATAAGATATTCTACCACATAAAATTTATTTTATCAATCAATATTTATCGAAAAACAGCAACATTGACTGCGATACAATCATCAATAGAAGTAGTACTTCCACCCCTATACATTTGAAATCTAGTACTAGTAGTTGTTCTAGTCACATCTACTGTACCACTAGTGCCCATAATTGGATATCCTCTATAAACACCTCCACCATAACCAAGACCCATAATAACATAGTTAGTATCAGAAAAAACTCCTGTCTCATAATTTACAGTATAATCACCAGTTCCATTATCTCCAATAGTAGTTACATTATAATCTGCACGAATAGATGGAGTTCCAGTGCCATTAAAGTTTACCCAAGCTTTTGCAATACCATTTGCAATTGCTTGTGTAGTACTTGAGTTTGCTCCAGCAGTATCTTGAATCGTTGTAACCTTAATAGTGCTCATACATTATAAACCTTTTTTTTATTTATTGCTGATATCAATCAAAGAACTCAAGAATCAACTGCCCATTTCCTCCTCTTCCACCAACTGCAGCTCCTGGTCCTCCTGGACCACCTACTCCAGCCTGATAAGGATATGGAGATCCTCCTATAACAGGGAATGCTGGATGAAGAGCAAATCCTCCCCCTCCACCACCACCAGATC